TTCAACGACATCGCCGTCTGCTCAGAGTGCGGATCGTCAATAATGATCAAATCACCACCACGTCCCGCCAAGTTTGAGCCAACACCCACCCCGTAATACATTCCTCCACGGGCCGTGTCCCACCGCCCAGAGGCCTTAGAGTCCGACGACAAGGCCGCATCGGGGAATATTTTAAGGTAATCCTCCCTTTCCAGAAGGTTCTTGACCTTTCGACCAAAGTTAACCGCAAGCTCCGTGGTGTGCGTAGCCTGAATAATCTTCATTGCAGGGTTTTTGCCGATCATCCAAGCAGGAAACAAGAAACTTGCGAACTCAGATTTGGTGTGTCGAGGCGGCATATTGATGATCAGGCGCTTTAATTCGCCACTGGCCACCCTTTCAAGCTTCTCGGCCATGATCTTGTGGTGCCTGCCAGCTATGAACTCAGGCCACATGGAGCGAACAAAGCTTAGATAACTCTCCTGACACGCTTCGACCTGCTCAAACTGCGCCAAACGGTACTCAAGCTTCAGGATTTTCTCTTCTGCCTCTTCTTCAGAAATGCGCTCAATTGACATATACGACCGCCTTTTTATTACCAATAACTATTAAAGCATATACGACACCGTAGGTTTGAAATTTTTTTAAAAATTTTTGGGCCTTGAGACTTATAACGCTTATTTTTTTGTTTTGATCGCGGTTAATCGGAAAAACCAATCGGATTACGGGTTTTTTCCAAAAAAATTGGAATACGGCCCTTCAAACAACCATATGGTTTCACCGCTGTATTGTTCGTGAAAAACCTGCACCTTGATGCCGCTTGCCGAGCCGCGCCGCCGCCGCGCGATTTTTGCGCCACGGGCCGCGCTGAAAGCCAGCAATGACGCGCTCCGAGTCTGGGTCCCACGAAAAATAGGCCTAACTTGTTTAAATTTGCATTTAAGGAAGTGAGGGACGCCAAACGGCCCGCCGTGCTGGGCGCAGGACCGGCGGCCCTCGGTGCGCGGCCCTCGGGGCGCGGTACGTTTGGCATGGCGAACGGGGCGCGGCCCCCGCGCCACATGTTACCGGATCACTTGCGGCGCAATGCTGACAAATTACTTGAACGGCCAGCCCGCACGGTAGAGCCGATCCGTATGCAGCCAGGCGCATACAACTTTTGGCGCTAGCGATGGGCAAAAAAAACCCCGCACGGGGCGGGGTCGGTGCCGGTGTGGCGGGCTAGATCCGGTCGGGACCGGTGCCCCAACACTTGGGGCATGGGCGGCGCTCGCTTTCGGGAATGCGGCGAGCGTGATTATTCCCCAGCATGGGCGCACCGCATCGCGTCTCGGACGCGCTGGGGTCTGCTAAGTGCCATTGCCCCAACGCCTTCACCCAATGGTAAACGGTGCTCATGATTCCACCGAAAACAATTGATTGATTCGGGGTAGCTGGCGCGGTTAAAGTTCACCCCCAAAGAATCCCGCAAGGTATCGTCAAAGCTTCCGAATTCTTCCGCTAATTGCACAAAGGCGGGGTAATGCTTCGCCAACAATTCGCGGTTATGGTGGTCCAGCGCGCATACGGCGGAGTGAATACTGTCGGCGGCATGAGCCAAAGCCCAGACCCGTGTATCTGCAACGCCAATTGATCGTAGGTGGTTTTTAAATTCGCACATAATGTTATTTCCCAAAGTGTCGCGGCATCGTTACCGCACCGGCAGGGTATCGCATATATCAGACAAAGAAAACCCCGCCGTGGCGGGGTCTGGTTTCAGTCGGTCCCGATTAAGTCGGGGTTATCGATCACAAAGCCGGTGCGATCATGGCGGGCGCTACCTTTTGCGGATAGCCCGACAATTTGACCGGTAGCGTATGCGTTGGCGATGTCGTCGCGGTCCCCATCGATGACGGGGCGACCGAGAAATTTGGCGGGCAAACCTCCGCGAAAAACCACCGCAATCGGTAGCGATGTTTTTAGCGCCTTGGCAAATTGTTTACGGTACTGGGTCCGCCCGCTATAACTGAAAATCAAACGGTAATTGTCGGGAGTTTTGCCAAGCCGCGCCACGCGCTTGGTGTAGTCAACGAAAAGCAAGTCGGGGTGTGCTTGGGGAATGCCCAACGTTTCCCAGCGAAAATCAGATAAAACATTGAGCCGAACCGCGCCCCGCTCCCCCGTGCGATCACAAAGCTTTGTGAAATTGAATAACTCGCGGTGCAATTGATCTAGAAATGCCGCGCGATCCTCCCGAAAAAATGCTTTCTTGTTTTGCCGCGCTTCGCGCACGTTATTAAACCGTCCGCGCCCTTGCTCCGCTAAACAAGTTTCCAAGCACCCCGCCGCTTTCGATCCGGGGCATAACTCCGCGTCGGGGTACAGTGATAAACCGGCATAACGGAACGGGGCCGCCGCGCCGGTCTTTTTTAGTTTGGGGTTTGCTCCCCGAGTATCTAATAATTGCATTTTTTTGTTACTCCCAAAGTGTCGCCGCCAATCGCGGCCCGATCACTATCGCATACCTTGCAGACAAAAAAAAGCCCCGCCGAAACGGGGCACACTTTGGGAAGTGTAGGTTAAGCCGCCATGGCGACGCGTTGCCAATCGGAGCGGGGCAGATCCAACACGCGCCCGCCCAGCTTCTGCCAATCGTCAACACTATCCGCGTCCGCCTGATGCGCTACCGCTGTCACCGCGTTAACCATAGTGGCGCGGGTTACTGGCTGACCGGCATACCCCGCTTGCCCGATAGTGGCGAGCAAGCCGTCCATTAGGCTGGCGGTATCCTTTTTGGTCAGCGCCAGCACTTTGCCCATGGCCTCGACTGCCGATTGTGCCGAGCCTTGCACCTTATCATCGTGCGCGGCTTTCATTTTTTCCAGTACCTCATCGAACGATTCACGGCTAGCGTAAGCGGCAGTGACATCCCGCATTTGCAATGCCAGCGCGTGATTATCCGCATCCTTCGCTTCATCAGTCAGTAGGCCCCACGTATCAGCGTCACCGCGCGCCCCAGTGATATGAGACTTGCGAGTCCGCTTTTCGGTCTGCATTCCATTGAGGCAGGCTAGCGTCCAAAACATTTGGAACACGTTCACGCTTCCGCAACCCACTTCGCTGTTAGACATACCAATCCCAAGCGCCATGATATCGCCAACTGCCGCGCCTTCCCCCGTGATCACTTCAGATTTAAGGCGCAGGTACAAACGCTTGTCAGTCACCTGACCGTTGACCACTTTCCACTGTGCATCGCTTTCCAGCAATTCGGGAAGGGCTGACTGCAACAGGTGGACATTGTCGAACGTCTTAAACTTATCTGAAACCATAGCGCGAGCGGTTCCCAGATTCGCATGTTCCGAATGTTGAAACGTGCGGATCATTCGCACCGCAGGCTCTTTCTGCCAGATAGCATTGATTAACCCGTCAAATTCAGTGGAATAGTCCTGCTGTAACCGTCGGGCAGTCCGGACATCAATACCGGCCTTCTGGCTGATCTGGTCAAACGCCACATCATTCGCGGTCAAAATCTGGGTGGGTGCCCCGCCCGACTGCTCCATTATGATTTGGCTGACCTTGCTACCGTCACCCCGATCACCCGTCGAAAGTTGAAGCTGATTTGTGGGTGCCAGAAAATCCTGAGATCTAGCGGCTTGGTCCTGCACCTGTTGAAGCAAGCGGGTCAGGGTGTTGTCTGAATTTTCGATTGTATGTTGCATGATTACTTCTCCCAAAGAAGCGGCGTCATTGCCGCAGGGGAACTATCGCATACGCCCCGCCCCCGTGCAACCACTCTTTTTAAAATTTCTTTGGTCGTTTGAATCTGCGTTTACAGTGTCAACCTTTTTTTTATCGGGCCGCCAAGCCGCGCCGTTGCTAGGGACGACCCTTGATTCCGGCGGTTTTGCTCAGTTGACAAAAACCGATATGCGATAATGGGTTCATCAAGTCCTAGCGACTTCGATGTTCTTTAACAACGCTGGCCTATCACCGAGACGCGAGTCCGCTATCGGATGGCAACCCTTCCACCTTTAACTTTTACGTTCACTTTGGGAGAACAGCAATGAAAGAATCACTTTACGTTGTAATCGCGGCTAATCACTGTTGGGGCGCGGGGGAATCTTTACGTGAGGCACTAAGCAACGCGTGTTTACGAGAGAACACCCGCCTATCTTTTTTTGATTATGCAGATAATCAAGAAGAGCTACAGGAACGGTGGGATAGCTGGAACGAGTACGGTAAGGAAGAGTGGCAGGAAGGTTCGTATGATGACCCCACTGAATGCGTGATCTATTATTTAGATCATGAGGTGTGGGATAGCTTCCGAATCTGCGACATGAGTGGGGGTATCCACGCAACACCAAAAGACCCCGAAATGTCCTCTGACCAAGCCAGCAAAAAGCTGGGGGAAATACAGATGAAGGCGCTCTTCGACAACGGGCTACTCAAACCCCTCAAGTGAGTTCAACCCAACCCCGCTTCGGCGGGGTTTTTTGTGCCCAAAGAAAAGCCGCCCGTAGGCGGCTTGGCGTAGGTGCTAGCTCCTACGGATCACGGGCGAGCAGGGACACAATACGGTCCCCGTCGTCAGTGATAGGGGCAGGCCTGCCGACGTAATCGTCGTAAAGCCAAACGAAATGGCCACGCGGATCAAGGCCCTTGTCGCAACACGCGTCTACCCAACCCTGCGGCAGGGCATGATCATACGTCAGGCCGTCGTAACGTGCCTTCGCGGCTTCGCCTACTGTTTGCATTTGCTCTTCCCTCTTTTCAAAAAAACCGTGGTAAGGATCCGGCACCGGATATCGAAAATACGGTTGCGTTTTTTCTTCAAAGTCGGGTTTCCGCATTCGTTTTTCAAACCATCCCAAAATAAAAAGCACCTCACTTCCCCGCTCCGTTTAACAACTCCGCAAATATCCTCGATTCAACGGGAACCGGAGCGGGAGAAAGCGCATGGTCCGCAAACGATTCGAC